GGTGCATTAGGTGCATGGATATTAAACGATGACGATAAGAAAGCATAATGAAAGTACCAGCAGTTAAAAGATACAGAACTGAAATTAAAAAAAGAAAACCAAAAATGTCTTTTGATAAAGCATTCGGTAGGTTTACTGCCATAGCAGCAGGAGCTGCTGTTGGAACAGCTATTGGTTTAGGTGTAAATGCATTATTTGGAGACAAGAAAGAGAAAAAAAATGCCAAAAGTAGGTAAAAAAAAGTTCGCTTATACTAAAAAAGGTAAAGCTGCAGCTAAAAAATACGCTAAGAAAAAAGGAAAAAAAGTATATGGCTAAAGATTTAGTAATATATAAACCTAAAATAGACAAAGTAGGAGCTGAAACGTTGCACCAGAGAAAATCTGGGGTATATGCTTCTGGTAAAACTAGAAAATACACTAAAAGAAAAACAGCTAAAGGCAATATTTACGCTAAAGCAGGTATTAAAGGTTCTAAAATGAGTGGTGAACAAAGACTTTTAGGAAAAACATTACCTAAAATGGCTTGGGGTGCAGCTAAATGGGCATGGAGACATCCTATTGCATCTACTGCATTATTATTTGCAGGTAAACCTATTGCATCTGCTTATAGACGAGCTGATAAAGGTTATTCATTTCCTGAATTTAGAAATTATAATAAAAAAGGTAGAAAAATTATCTAATGCAAGAAGAAGATAAAACATACGAGAACGAAGTTAAAAAAGAAGAACCAAATCATGGTGGTAAAAGACCAGGAGCTGGTAGACCTTTTGGAGCTAAAACTAAAAAGCTGTGGAAATCTATGGAAGAAATGGCAGTTAAATACCAACATTCTCCTTTAGATTATTTATTATCTGTGTTAAACAATCCTGCAAGCTCACCTGAACGAAAAATGTATGCAGCTGAAAAGGCAGCACCTTTTGTTCATCCAAGGTTAGCTAGTACAACTTCAAGAGTAGGGATAGATGAACCAGTCCAAATCAAAGTCCAATGGCAAAAAGAAGAAAGTTAAGATAATTGAGGTTCCTTATAAACCTCGAGAGTATCAAAGAGAAGTACACAACACTAGAAAAAGATTTAGTGTTCTAGTTTGCCACAGAAGATTTGGAAAAAGTGTACTTTCAATAAACGAATTAATTAGAACAGCAGCAGACAAACCTAGGAGTTTATGTGCATTCATAGCTCCAACTTATAGACAAGGTAAAGCTATTGCTTGGGAATATTTAAAATTTTATACAAAACCACTAATGCAGTTTGGTGGTAGTAGGAATGAAACTGAATTAAGAATAGATCTTTTTAATGGATCACGTATTCAAATATTTGGTGCAGACAATCCAGATTCAATTCGAGGAATGGGATTTGATGCAGTCGTCTTAGACGAATATGCTATCATGGCTCCTCGAGTATGGACTGAAATTGTAAGACCTGCAGTGGCTGATAAATTAGGATGGGTATTATTTATCGGAACACCAATGGGGCATAATCAATTCTGGGAAGTATTTGACTATGCTCAAAGAGGTCATAAAGATTGGTATGGGAAACTATATCGAGCATCTGACACCAACGTCATTCCAGAGGAGGAACTGGAGCAGGCACGTGCAATCATGACGCCTGAGCAGTTTGAACAAGAATTTGAATGTTCGTTTACTGCAGCAGTGTCAGGAAGTTATTATGGACGTCTGATAACTAAAGCCGATAAAGATGGAAGAATTGGCTACGTGCCTGTAGACGAAAATGTAGGTGTGGAAACCTGGTGGGATTTGGGGATCGGAGATAGTACAGCTATTTGGTTTGCACAAAGAGTTGGACAAGAGGTACACCTAATAGACTATTATGAAAATTCAGGAGAATCATTAGCACATTATGTTGATATACTTTCTGATAAAGGGTATGCCTATTCTGACCACATTGCTCCCCATGATATAATGGCAAGAGAATTAGGAACAGGTAAATCTAGATTTGAAGTAGCACAAGAATTAGGAGTAGAATTTCAAGTAGCTCCAAAACTAGAAGTAGACCATGGTATTGAATCTGTAAGAAACATTTTACCAAACTGTTGGTTTGATAGAACAAAATGTAAACAAGGATTAGATGCTTTAAGACAATATAGAAAACAATGGGATGAGAAAAACCAAGTTTTTAAAAATAAACCTCTCCATGATTGGTGTTCACACGCAAGTGATGCGTTTAGGTATGGATGTGTATCCGAACCTTTAGATACATCAGAATGGGATAAACCAATTAGGGTAGATACGAAATACGTAGTATGAAGAAACAACCAAAATCAGAACAAGAAATATTATCAATTCTAGCAAAAGAAATACATCATTCATCAGGTTATATTGGTGGAGAAATTGTAGCTAGAAGAAAAAAATCATTAGAATATTATTTAGGAAATCCTCTTGGTAATGAACAAGAAGGAAGATCTCAAGTAGTATCTAATGATGTAATGGATACTGTAGAAAGTTTAATGCCATCTCTTATGAAGATATTTACTTCAGGAGATAATGTATTTTCATGTGAAGGTGTAGGACCTGAAGATGAAGAAATGGCAAGACAAGCATCAGATTATTTAAATCATGTTTTCTTAAAAGATAATAATGGATTTACAGCATTATATACTGCATTTAAAGATGCACTAATTCAAAAGAATGGAATTTTAAAAGTTTATTGGGATGATTCTCAAAAAGTTGAAAGAGAAGAATATACAAGATTAACTGATGATGAGTTTAATGATTTAGTTTCAGATCCTCAAGTTGAAGTTAAAAATCATTCAGAATACGAAGAACCTATTACAGATGATCGTGGTAAAGAAGTAGATAAAGTTAAATTACACGATGTCGTTATTCATAGAACAAAATTATATGGTCAGGTTAGAATTGAACCTGTACCACCTGAAGAATTTTTAATTGAAAGAAGATGTAAGTCTATAGATTCAGCTAACTTTGTTTGTCATAGAACGAACAAAACAAGAACAGAATTAGTTGAAATGGGATTTGATCCTGATATTGTAGCAGGATTACCTACAGGAGATCCTGATTATTTTACAGAAGATAAAATGGTTAGACATGAAAGTGTAGACTTTTCACATGGTTTAGCTGATGGAGATAAAAGTACTAATGATGTTTTAGTTTATGAGTCTTACATTAAGATGGATGTTAATGAAGACGGTAAAGCAGAATTAGTAAAGATTACATCTGCAGGTGCAGGAACAGGTAAGATTTTAGATTTAGTAGAAGTAGATACGATTCCTTTTATATCTATGACACCAGTTATTATGCCTCATAGATTTCATGGAAGATCTGTTGCAGAATTAGTAGAAGATATACAATTAATTAAATCTACTGTTATGAGACAAATGTTAGATAATATGTATCTAACAAATAACAATAGAGTTGCCATACAAGATGGTCAAGTAGCTATGGATGATTTATTAACTAATCGTCCTGGAGGAATTGTTAGAACTAAACAACCACCTCAAAATGTTATGATGCCTATTCAGGCACAACCAATTACAGAACAAGCTAGTGGTATGTTAGGTTATTTAGATTCAGTAAAAGAATCTAGAACTGGTGTAAGTAAAACTTCACAAGGTTTAAATGCAGATGCATTAAATAATAAAACAGCTACAGGTATGAACCAAGTATTAACTCAATCTCAAATGAGAATGGAGTTGATTGCAAGAATTTTTGCTGAAACAGGTGTTAAAGATTTAGCACTTAAAATGTTTGAGTTGGTATGCAAATATCAACAAAAAGAAAAAATCGTAAGAATCAGAGGTAAGTATATACCAATGAGACCTTATGAATGGAAAGATAGAGTTAACGTTACTATCCATGTTGGACTAGGAACAGGATCAAAAGAACAGCAATTGATCTTACTTAATGCTATTTTAGAAAGACAAATGCAGGCTATAAATCTTCAACAGAATGTTTATGGTCCTATGGTTAATTTAAGAAATATTTACAATTCTTTAAAGAAACTTGTTGAAAACGCAGGTCTAAATAGTATAGAACCTTTCTTTATGGATCCAGATGTTGGAGCAGCTCAAATGCCTCAACTTCCACCTAAACCACCTACTGAATTTGAGAAGGTGACTT